TTGTCCAACGAAATTGGTGACCTCATAACCCATTGTTACTCAAAACATTACAATGATGTATGCACTTTAAGTACTTGCTTTGCAAGATTGTGGAAAAATCATTGTGTTGACCGTGATGAAACTTGGGAAGATTTTACAGAATAAACTGTTGACTTAATTATAAAAATCCCTATACTCTTAGTTATGAACCGAATTATTACTGCCATTGATAAGATTACCGAACAGATTAAAACCAAAAATCTTCCTCAAGATAAGTTGGAAAGTCTTAATCATCAACTAGATATGGATCTTGAAGAATATGTTTCTTACCAAAACTTGAAATCATTGGCATCAATGGATGGTAGTCTTACAACGGAAGAGGCATGTTCAGTGTATGCGTATTTGGGCAATACACCGGAACAGTTTAATAATCAACCACTTGCAGTTAAAGTGGTACTCACACAAATTTTTAAGGAATTGCTTGACCGTCATATTACTGCCAATCGAAAGTAGTTGACATTTTAGATAAAAGGATTATAATAATAACTAATGAATAAAGTATTTGATACGCTCTACAGCATTGATAGCACAGGCAAGATTCGCACTTGGAAAATGGAACAGCAAGGTAATAAATACCGCACAATTTCTGGAGTTAAAGATTCGGATAATCAAGTTACATCGTCTTGGACTGTTGTTGATGATGCTAAAAACTCCGATACAGTTACAGAACAAGCCACGAAGGAAGTTGAAGCCAAGTATAAAAAGAAGTTGAAAACTGATTATACTAAGACCATTGGTGATGTTTCTACTGCCTGTAAGTATGTTGAGCCTATGCTGGCTAAGAAATACAAGGATTATTCTGACAAGATTGATTTTACCAAGAGTAATTGGGGTATTCAAGTTAAGTTTAATGGCAATCGTTGTGTTGCTACTAAATATGGTTTGTTCACTCGCAAGGGTGAGAAGTATCTTGCCGTTCCTCATATCGAAAATGCTCTTAAACCATTCTTTGATAAACATCCTAATGCAGTTTTGGATGGTGAATTGTATAATTACGATTTGCGCCAAACATTAAATGAATTGTCCAAGTTAGTTCGGCGTACGGTCAATCTTACCGCAGAAGATTTGATTAAGAGTGAAAAGATGGTCAAATTTTATGTCTATGATGGTTATGGGTTTGCTGGATTAGACCAAGATGCCAAGTATAGTGTTCGTAAGGATTGGATTGGCACTAACATTTATAGTGTTTATAAATATATTGAATCGGTCAATACATATACAATCAAGAATGAAGATGAAATGTTTAGTTACTTCCAAACCTTTATTGGTGATAACGAAGAAGGTGCAATTCTCCGAGACTTGGATAGTGGGTATGAGAATAAGCGTAGTAAGAATCTGTTGAAACTCAAACCCGAAGATGATGATGAATGTAAGTTTATTGAGATTCACGATGGAACAGGAAATTGGGCTGGTGCCGCAACAACTGTTACTGTTGAATGGAAAGACAAAACATTTGATTGCACATTCAAGGGAACATACAAAGAACGAGCAGAAATCTTGAAGAATAAAATGGATTGGGAAGGAAACAATTATACCTTTCAGTATCTTGGATTGACTGGACTTGGTATTCCCAATAGTGGTCGGATTGATATTCACAACTGCGTTAAGACCGATAAATAAAGGAAAATAAAATGACACATACAGAACAAACACTAAAGAATCAAGTTGCATTACTTCGTCGAGTATTACAACGAACATTGAATTATCAGTTTATGGGATATGCTGCAAATTCATTGAAACTAGATATTGATGAAGTTCTTGAACGGACTAAACCAGAACCATCTATGATTTCACGCACACGATTGACTAATACTCGTGGTAATCATCACAAGCAATACATTGTTACCTTGTATGATAATAATAATGTGTTGTGTGAATGGGGTAAGATTAATGGCACCAAACAAAAACAATGGCATCGTAAAGCTGGAAGATTTTTTGCATCCGATAAGGTTTTGGAAAAAGAAGGCAAAGGCTACGATAGGGATTAATTAGAATCCCCTTGTCAAGTATAAATAGTAAAGATGACGATAAAAATGAAGAAAAAAATGAAAAATATTGACATCCTTGTAAATTGTGATATTATGCAATAATGGTTAAAATCGAAGGAATTATAAAGCTCACAAACGATGGCCTCCGAGTCAATCTTGATGAAGATTTCTCTCGGTATTATTTATGGTTAATTCACCGTTATTATTTTAATTGTATTAAGTTGGATAGACCAAAACACGGCACCCACCTATCTATCGTAACAAAGGCTCTACATAACAATTATTTTAATTCAGAATACCTATCTAAGTATCACAATATGCAAGTTGAATTGTTTTATAATCCCGAAGATTTAAAAACAGGAGGCAGAAACTTTACAAATTTTTGGTTTCCTATGGAGTTTGAGTTGGGAACTAAAATAAAGGAGGATTTAGGAATTGTTGAGTCAAACTTTTTAGGATTTCATGTAGTTGTTGGAAATGACAAAAATTATGTGGGATATAAATCAACTTATAAGAGTCGTCCATCTTGTTCGTAGATATGGACGATGATTAATAATGGATGATATAGTGCTTGTGCTCAAATTATATTTGTGCTTACAAGAATCTTATCAATACTGTTAGTGGTAAGTATTGTAAAATGGGTCGGCGTATTGGTGGTGGTATGCGTGCCGATGGTACGCGATGTGGAACTGGAAGTGCTTCAATGAAATATGCTACTCACTTCGATGTTTATGACCGAACACGTAATCCATAAAAGTAGTTGACAATTAAACCAAAATCGGTATAATCATAACACTATGAAATTAGCATCAATTGAAAAACTACATTCTATTCAACCACACCCTAACCCAGAAGTAGAGAAGTTAGAAGTGGGATTGGTTAAAGCTTGGCCCGTTGTCATTCCAAAGAATACCTATAGTGAAGGTGAATTAGTTGTATTTATTGTCATTGACAGTATCGTGCCGAATCGCCCAGAGTTTGCTTTCATGGAACGCCAGAAGTTCCGTGTGTGGAACGCTCGATTTAAGGGAAGCGCAAGCGCAGGACTTGTAATGCCATTGTCATTGGCCAATTCATTTCTTCAAAATGTTTCGGATGGTATTGCTGGTAGTCTTACAGAAGTCCATGATTGGGTGGAAGGTGAGGATGTCAGTGAGTTGATTGGTGTTACAAAATACGAACGACCATTTGACCCGACAATGGGTGGCAAGCAAAAGGGAAATTTCCCCACTGACTTAATCAGTATTACAGACCAAGAAAACGGATTATCGTATCCAGAAGTTTTCTCAGAACTAGAAGATGGAGAGGAATTATACATCACGCAGAAGGCAGATGGAAGTTCAACAACCTTTATCACACAAAATGGTAGTTTTAAGGCATGTTCAAGACGATTTGAAATGATGGAGAATGAAGGTTTTCCGTGGTTGGCCGCGAACAAATATGATTTGAAGAATAAAATGCTGGCATTGAATCGAAACCTTGCCATTCAGTGTGAAGCAGTTGGGAACAAATTGAATGGTAATCGTATGAAAATTAATGGTATTGAATTACGATTGTTTAGGGCAAAGAATTTGGATACTAATAAAATTTATGATTACATGGCATTAAAAGAATTGGCAAATCTTATTGGTATTCCAATGGTACAAGAAATTGATATAATTAAATATGATAAATCTATTCATACTATTGAATATTTTAGAAATTTAGCAGATAAACAAAAATGGCCCATAAACGAAGAGGCGGCAGAAGGAATCGTTGTTGCTTGTGTTATTCCAAAATATTCATCAACTCTTAGAACCACGTGGAGTATCAAATTTATTAATCAAAATTATTCACAAAATTAAGATAATAGTATCCATCCACTTGCTATTTTTCTTACACCCGCTACCACTTGATGAATGTTTCTATTATGAATAAATTAGAATCCAAGGCACCATACAATGAATATAGTACCAAGGGTATCAGTATTAAGCACAAGGGTGAATTGAATAAGATTGCTATTGATGCTGCGAAGTATTGTGTTCAATTTATGACATCATTTAATAACTTGACTTTTAATCGAAAAGGAATATAATAAAGACTATGAAAATTGAAATCACTAAAGACCATTGTAGCGTTGCGATTGTTCTATCACTAATTGCAGCATTTTTGTTCCTTGTTAATTTTGCTGGATATTGTGATGGTCAACGAACAGCAATAAAAAAATTACAATCCGAAGCAATTACCAATGGTGTTGCTTATTGGTCTGTGAATGCTACCAATGGCGAAACATCATTTGAATGGATTAAAAAGTAATTGCCTTTTTATAGAAAAGGAATATAATAAAGACTATGACATCAACTGTGTCCACAAATTCCAAACCAAAATGGATGGACAGAATACAATTTTTTTCCCTTTGATGGAAAGGTGGTATTGGAGAATTAATTATGGGCAAATCTTGGAAAGAAAATGTGTATAAGAAAAACTTTGGCAGTAAAAAAACCATTCCAAAAAATCGTGGGAAGTCCAATAAGGAATTGGAATTGCTTGAGAATGGTTGGTCAGAAGAAGATTTGGACACGAATTGCCGTGATAATGAAGTAGATGAATTCGGTGAACCACGACAATGACATTACAAGAAAAATTAGCTAAACTTGAACAAATGCAACAGGATTTGTTTGAGATTCAAGGAATGGATAGAGATACATTTATCTGGCGACCTGCTTATGATGCTAGAGGTGCCATTAGTCGAGTTAAACATGAAATCTTAATCGAACTTGGTATTAGGAAACGATAGTCCAACCACGAACACTTTGTTTTTTGTTATTTACTACTTCACTAATTAATCCACGATTAAATTTGTATTTTAGATAAAAATCATGTTGTGTGCAATGTTCGTGTAAATTAAGGTCTTTATTAAACCAATGGAGTATAGTTGGTTTAAATCTTGGATTGCCTGAATTTTTTCTTTCTTCGCTCCATTTCTGGCATTTTTCCGTAGAATGTGTCTTTTTATAAAACGGATTGTTTTCCCCAACATGCTTACCTTTCATACTTTCTTTGGTTTTTCTTTTAGTTTCTTCTGATGGATGTTTACCAAGTTTTATTTTAGAAAAGTGTTTTATGTTTTCTTGTGTATGTGTTTTTCCATAAAATCCATTTTCTTTTCCATATAATGTCGGTGGATGTGTTGCGTGTGGATTCTTGTTATATATTAAATCTTTATTTTTGAATGCCCAATCTAAATACTGTTGTTCAGTAGGAAAATTATTTATTCTATCCACTAATTCAATGATATGAAATTCAAAATTATTTTCTCCGTATATATTCCAATCCAATTGTAATTTTTTATTAATGTGTTTGTTTTTTCGTAGTTTACATTTATGGTCTGGCCATCTTTCTCCTATAATATCATGAGCACTACCAACATAATATTTATTATTTACTTTGTTCAGAATTATGTAGATTCCGCTTATTTCTAAAGTATCTTTCGAGATTTCGTTTTCTAATTTCTTCCCCATGTTTTTCATAATATCTGTCTGATCTAATTCGTCGTTGTTTTTTAAGTTCGTCTTCGGTTCTATGTAACTTTTTTCTTCCCATATAGTGTTATTCTCCATACTAATAAATATAACGTCAAATCATAAAACGTCAAAAAATCTTTAATTTAATTATTGACAAAAATATTAATATGATATATAGTTTATATATGTCTAAAATAATGTTGATCGGAGATAGCCATGAAAAACAGCGTTGGTGTAATGATAAAATCAAGGATGAAAGTCCTGACATTGTTATTGCGCTTGGAGACTATTACGATTCCTTCATAACAACAAAGGATTCAGTAAAGGCTACGAATGATTGGTTACTTGAATTTATTGAAAATCCAAATCATATTGCATTAATGGGCAACCATGAGTGCGCTTATCGCTGGCCATTAGTAAAACGGTTTTGGTGCTCTGGTAATACAATGGATAAGTGTGAACAAATTAATTCTGTTATAAAATATGAACATTGGGAAAAATTAAAACTATTTCATTTTGATGGCCATTATCTATATAGTCATGCCGGAATTAGTAAAGAACACTTTTTTCATGTAGTAAACGGTATCACTCTTAATGGTATTAACGACTTGTGTAATAAAGCCATTGAATGTGCAAAATCTGGAGGTGCTCACCCAATAATAAGAGCAGGATGGAGTCGTGGTGGAGATGAAAAACAAGGTGGTATTCTGTGGCAGGATCAACAATGTGAAACTAAGCCTGTCAATGGTTGGTTACAATTTTGTGGACATACTCCATATAAATCAATCAATGTTCCTGGAAGAATTAAATATGTTCCCAATAAGAAAAATCCAACAGGGACTATTGATTGTGTAGATTTTAGTGGATTATATTACACCACAATAACCGATGGTACGGTAGAATATAAATTAACAGGATGTGAAACCTATAATACCCGTCAACATAAATTACAAGGTGAAGGAAATCAAGGCGGTAAGATTATTGAATATTGTAAAGCTTGTGGCGATCCTGCTCCCTGCCACAACACACATAGAATTGATTAATTATGAATAAATGTCGTTATTGTGAATGTGAACTTATAAGCAGTTTATATAGTCCAGATGATTTTGTATGTGATGACGATGATTGCCAAGAACGATTTAGAGAAGATATGGAAATAATGGAACAAGAATTGGATGAACGACTTGGTGATATTGACCCAACTATTTAATATAGTTGACGCGCCTTTTATAATTATGGTTGTCTTTTGGGATTTGAAAATACTATTTATATGGTGTGATACCATTATACAACCCAACCGAATTTGATTCTGCCAAATCAAGAGATAAACTTCCTCTTAAATGTTACAAGTGCGGCAATACATTTTACGTTGAAAAAAATAATATTAAAAAAACAATTTTTCGTATAAAAACAAAATCGAAAATTTATGCTACGCCATATAAATACTGTTCTAGAACGTGTGAATACATTTTTCGTACAACAAAAAAGCCTTTTAATTGTTACGCCTGCAACAATGTGGTATATAAAACACCATCCGAACTAAATAAATCCAGCAGAGTATTTTGTAATCATTCGTGTGCGGCTACTTATAATAATACACACAAAACCACAGGCAATCGTCGTTCCAAACTCGAAATTTGGTTAGAGCAAGAACTACCGAAACTATATCCAAAATTAGAAATTCATTTTAATAGAAAAGATGCTATTAACTCAGAATTAGATATTTACATTCCTTCATTAAAACTTGCATTTGAATTGAATGGTATCTTCCACTATGAACCAATTTATGGAAAGGATAAACTTAATGAAATTAAGAATAATGATGAAAGAAAATTTCAAGCATGTTTAGAGAAAGGTATTGAATTTTGCATTGTTGATACCTCTAAACAAGAAAGATTTACAAAGAGTTCTTCTACCAAATATTTAGAAATTATTACATCCGTTATTAATAAGGTGGTCAAAGTTCAGGCTCGAACTGAATCCGTTGCTTCCACAGAGCAAAGTGCTACCAATTACACCACAAGACCAATATAAAATTTGTAGCGAGTGAGGGGGTTGAACCCACATGACTTTTAAGGGTCGAGGCGTCTTAAGCGCCTTGTGTCTAGCCAGTTTCACCAACTCGCCATAATTAATTACACAACGATTTTACTTTTTAATTCGGCAGGAACAAATTCAGAATTTACGTGACCACATTGGGTACAATAAAATGCGGGAATTGGTATGTATGACGTTTTTGGTTGACCTGTTAAGATTGGTGATATACTTCGTAGAAACATACCTTCGGCAAATGTATTACACTGACATTTATCACAAATTACTTCGTTGGTGTCACTTATAGTAACTCTTGGTTGATTAGCTGGTGTTTGATTCATAATGATTAACTATATACCAACAATACGAATATGTCAATTATTATTACCTCTTTCGTTTAGGTTTGGGCTGAACGACAGTAATATAATCTAATATTTCTCCAGTATCAAGGTCAAAGTTACGACCTACCCACAATATTCACACTTATAAGTTAATGTATAATCGTGTTTCTTACAAAGTGTTTTTAATGCTTTAATGAAATCCTTATTCACAATTATTCTCCAACGGGAATTACTTTTGCAGTATCTGTTTCTGTATCAATTTCAACCGTAATATATTCTGACCATTCAACAAACTTTGAAATATCGTGTTCAACAATTTTACGAAATTCCTCACGACCAATATCCTTATCTTCTCGTGAATCAAAGTAAGTCTCAACTGCCTCGTCGATTGCATCCGAAACACAGTCCGGATTTTTCATTGTAATTGTAATTTTCATAAATATTATCTTATCACCTTTTTATAATTAAGTCAATCCTCAATTGTACATTTTATTGGTTTCCAAATCCAGACATTATTTCGTAATTTACCAACATTTAATTTTTCTGACCATCCACCAGGAATTGGATTTCCCCAACCATTTTTCCTTGCTTGACCTTTACTTGGAAACATTCCCAACATAACACCAATATCTGCCATTGTAACATCTGATGGTAAAAAGTTATAACATCTTCTGGCTTAAAGAATAATGATATCATATCTTTACGACAAAATTCATTCTCAATCACTATATTCAATTCAAGACTCATTACTTATAATATTACCAAAATTTTTTATAATGTCAATACTTAATTTAAAGTATTTTAAAGTAATTTAAATTGGCGTCGCCATTTTTCGTAAGTCGTTGATTATCAATACCCAAAATATAATTAAGATTTCCTCTATATTTAACTAACTAAATACTATTTATACAATATAGAGGAATATATATGCATGACAAACTAAAAGAATTTTACTTATGGGTAGACCAAAACTTAATAGACCAATCACCGAACTTATTGAAGAGCGTCGAGCTTGCCAAATGCGTTATTACAAACGCAATCGAACAATCCTCAATAAAAAAAGACTCGAAAGATATTACACCAATAAAAATAAATCCATCAAATAGTGGCATTTATATTATTTTAAATATCGTCAATAATAAATACTACGTTGGATCTTCTTTTCATCTAGATACTCGTTATAATTATCATAAAAACTTGTTGAATAAAAATAAACACCATTGTCCCAAATTACAAAAGGATTGGAATGAATTTGGTGAAGAAAACTTTGAATATCATATTGTAGATTTAATACCAGAAGAAAATTTAGGAGAAGAAGAACAAAAATATCTTAATCATTGCAAATTAGATAAAAGTAAAAATTATTTGAACGGTGAAAACGCGGGAAGAAGTCCTGTAAATACAAAAACAAAAGATATGCAATATCAGGTTGTACTTCAGGCTTTACGTGAGACTAACGGTAACAAAACTAAAACAGCACTAATTACAGGAATTAGTCGTCGCACAATTCACCGAATTATAAACAAGTATAATATTATATAATAAGTTGGCGCGCCAAATATTATTTTTCTTGACATTCTTTTGATATTGTGATAAATTGTAATTGATATTATACGAAAAAGTAGTGCCAAAAATGTCACAGTATGCCAAAAATGGCACACTGACAAATTGGCAGTAATAAATTGACAAAATGTCATTAAATTGACAAATTGTCAAATTGGAAAAATTATGAATGGATTTATTGAATTTATAGAATATACGAAGCAAAATTATTTGTGGTCATTATTTATAATTTTTACATATTTATTTGGATTTCTGATACTTAGTCTAAGTATTGGGATAGCGGCGATAAAGACTCTCATTAAAGAGTACTTTATGTGGAAAGCAACCTATGAAAAGGAAATGAAAGAAAAATGAATACAGTACATCAAATGCGGTTAGGTAAGTATAAAGTTCGGATTGAGCATCGTCGGCGTTATTTTGATCCGGTGAATAAGCGTTATGCTTTTTTGACTAAGTATGAGAAGTCAATTAGT